TTCACCGCCTTGTTCTGTCTCCCATTTACCAGCAGCTTGACTATCTTCTTTAAGTCTTGTTTTAAATACTTGTTGATATTCCTGCGAATCAATTAATTGTTTTGCTTTACGACCAAACCTTACAGATAGTTCAGTTGTATTAGTTGATTGAATAATTTTTAATTTAGGATTACGACCCACCATCCATGCAGGTAAAAGATAAGATGCAAACTCAGACTTAGTATGTCTAGGTGCCATATTAATTATAACACGCTTTATTTTTCCATTTGCAATATCATTAAATTTCTTTGCGACCTGTTTATGATGGGACCCTTCTACAAAATCTGGCCAAACATGTTTTACAAAACTTAGAAAATCAGTTGCTATCTGAGACTCCTTTTTCTTCTCTTGCCATTGATTCATGTACAAGGCGAACTGTCTTTTTACATCCGGTGGTAACTTATCTAAATTTTTTAATTTTTCTTTATCTAGGTTCATAGGAGTCCCGTAAAGTATTTTCCTATCATAAATATACAAATCCTGCAATATATGGCCATATGTTGGGACCCCTTTTGTATAAATGGTAATTAACTAAAATAAAAAATTGCAAAAATTGGATGAAGCCTGGTACCTCTATTTTAATTCATGGTCTAAGGACTTTCTGTCAGGCATATTTCAAAACTATTTCATTCTAGCCTATAGACCAGTGATCAGCATCCAGTAAAGACGGCAACAAGTTGCGGTGTGATACTGAATCTGATATATCCTATATAATCCTATTGACAATGTTTGTCAAGTAGTTTATAAAAAAAAAATAACAGAAAGGATAAAACATGGCAAAAGCAACAATGCAAAAATGGCAGCGTGATTGGTTCGTAAAAGAATTAGACAGGGACTACGACCCATTGATCCAAGCTGCACAATTAAAAATAAGATCGCTTGAAGCAGAAGCGGTGGAGATAGCTGAAAAAAATCTAGCGGATGAAATAGGCGCAACGCCTATCATTGAAGAGCTGGAGAAGGCTATTGAAAATGTAAAAACCAAAATGAGTAAGGCGGCGCGGTTCTTTAGAACTTCCAAGGTAGCCAGGAAAAAAGAAGTCAATTACAAATTCCGTGAAAAGGAATTTGATATAAATGGTTACAATTCAAGCAGCATAACGCCTGATGATTGTTGGGAGCAAATAAGAGAATGGGCCGGGGATCTTGCGCGAAAACAAATTGAGAAAACTCCGGAAGGTAAAGCATTAAAGATATTAGAAGATAATAAAAGAGTATCTTTAAAAGACATCATGGAAGCAGGAAGCCCGGCGGACTTACGCGACAAGCTCCAAAGCAATCTTAAAAAAGATGGCTTGACCTGGACCAAGGATCAAAAAGCGTTACCACCTATAGGTGAAACAATTAATTAATAATTTGACAAGGGACAATCCTTAATTTAGGATTGTCCCAGAAAGGAGAAAAAATGAAAGTAAAAACAGCCGAAGACTTATTTAAAGCATTAGTCAAAGCAGGTGTCTTTATGAATACTGAAGATGGAGTAAAAGCATTTGCACAATTACTAATTACTTTAAATTCTAAATACCCAAAATGGAGGGAAAATGACACAAGATGAAATAATACAAGCGTTACAATCTGAAAACAAAGCAAAGCAATTTGAAAAGAAAAAAGAAATCAGAAAAGAAATTATAGACTTTGCGGAAACAGCGGACCTACCTCAATTAACAGAAGTTTATACAGAAATAAAAAGACTAAAAAAGATTTAAGCAACAAGCGGCAAGCGGCAAGCAATTGCCGCTTGACATTTATTATATATAGGATTATAAAGGATATCATGAAAGTAAAAGAAGCTTTAAAAATTACAGGATCATTTACTAGAACTTCTAAGATGCCTGGACTTAGTTACAGCCTACCGGCGTGGGAATGCAAAACAGGTTCTAAGCTTAGAAAAATTAAAGGCAGCGTTTGCGCCAGCTGTTACGCTTTGAAGGGTAATTATACAAGATACAAAGCTATTAAGGCTGCACAATATAAAAGATTGGAAGCTATGAAGTCACCGTTGTGGGTGGATGCAATGATAGTGGTTATTAAACGTCAAAAATGGTTTAGATGGCATGATGCCGGAGACGTTCAAGATTTGCAACACTTAAACAATATTTATAAAATTTGTGAGGCAACACCGGAAACCAATCACTGGATCCCGACGCGTGAAGCATGGATCAAGGACCATTTAGACAGAAAACCTAAAAATTTAATTATTAGATTTAGTCCACCAATGATAGGCCAAAGCGTGGAGACGTGGCCTAACTCTTCAATGGTTGTTGACAGTGGTGCAAGTTGCCCGGCGCCTGCGCAGGGTGGCAAGTGTGGAGATTGTCGGGCTTGTTGGGATTCTTCAATAAAAGTTGTAAGTTACGGCAAACACTAATAAAATAAAAAAATGGTTTATAGGTCCCCGAAGTATTGGCAGGAAATGGCCAAGCGAAAAAAAGAATTAGAAAAGCAGCAAGCGCCAAGCGACAAGCCTACAGAGACTCAAGCTTCAAGCGACAAGCATCAAGCGTCAAGCAACAAGCGTCAAGCTTCAAGCCGCAAGCGGCAAGCTCCTTGATTCTTGATCCCTCATAAAGTTTTACAGAACCAGGCTTCTGGGTCTTAACCAAGATAAAAGTATTCTTCGGATGTTTAATATGGAATGCTATTTGATGTGGAGACAGTCTGACTTTGTTTGTTTTTGTAACCTTCAACTCTACTGTGAAAAAGGTGCCCCTAGGAGAACACCCCAATAAGTCAGGAGTCCCAGGTAAACTAAGGTTTTCAATTCTAATCCAAGATATTTTTGATAAAGATTTTTTAACTTCATGGTAAAATTTTGTTTCTGATTTCACTACAACAGGCTATTGAATTTTCTTCAAAACTTTACCCATACTCCATGTTTCAGCCTTGACAGTAAATACTAGTCGATGTGTTTCTCTCACGCCAATTAATTTATTTTCCATCAATTGTAAAGAGGTAATGTCATAATATTTTCCATCAGGCAAACAGACTTGAACTCTTGCTTCACCGGCAGCTTCACCTTTTAACATCTTATCTAATATTTGTCTTAATAGCTTTCCATTCATACAACTAAGTATTGATTAATATCATTGTTGTAGTAAAAGTAAAGCATGGGTTTACCAAAAAAATTATCAGAACAGCAAATGAAATTTGCATACGAACTTGTAACTAATGAAGGTAGAAAAACAGCAACAGAATGTGCTATCGATGCAGGCTTTGCAAAAGACTCAGCTAGATCATATGCAAGTAAATTACAGAATCCAAAATTATATCCACTTGTAGTTAAATACATAGGTGAATTAAGAGAGGAATGGCAAAAGAAATACGAAGTCACTTATGAAAGACATATAGCAGAGTTAGGAAAAATTAGACAATCAGCTCTTAAAAAAGGAGCATGGTCTGCTGCTGTCAATGCAGAGGTTGCAAGAGGAAAGGCAGCTGGCCTGTATATTGAGCAGAAGATAATACGCACAGGTAAACTAGAAGACTTAACAACAGAAGAATTAGAAGTAAGAATGAAACAGATAATGGAAGATTATTCTCCAATCTTAGAAGGTGTTGAAGTAGAAGAGTTGAAAGAGAAAGTACTGAAAAAGCCAGAAAAATTTTTAAAAAAAGAATCGGATCCATCAGACAACGACTCTCTCCATCTTAAGAATGCAACCCCGCGGAAAGACGTTCCTGTCGGAGAATAATTCATCATTATCTTCATAGCTTGCAAAGGTCCAGACATATTTATTATTTTTGTCAAACACATAAGCATGAGTTATCATTGTGGATGGTATTAATCCATAAGAAGCATGTTTATCAGCATGCCCCGAATCACCGGTAGGATCGGCCCAGGTAATTTTGTAGTAATAATATCTCTTCTTTTTTATCACCACGGATTTGTATTTTGATTTCTTTGGAGTACCCATATTATTATTTTTTACATTTATAACATTTTATTTTTCAGTCAAAAGTTTTAAAAGTTCTTGGGATTCTGTATACAGTCACAGCAGTCACACCCAGTCACACCCACACTGTGACTCTACTATCGTTGTATACCAACACTTATAGGTCAAAGTCACAGAGTCACACACTTTCGTATCTATTTCAAAAAAATTTTTCATAAAAATATTTTTTCAGTACTATAGGTTTCCCTGATTCCGGATGCCTGATTCCTTATTTTTGTAATATAAATCAACCCTTTTTAACCATTCCCACTGGTAACGCTGATACTCCTGGGGTGTGACCGTAAACATTTGATACCTATTCTCCACGCTGCACATTAGAATGGTTCCAGACTGTATAGCCGTTCCATACACGTGATTGTGGGCCATGCCGTATGCAGCAAGCTGCAGGAAATAATCGTCAATCCATTCACGCCTCTTGGGTCTGTTAGTCTGTTTAAAGTCCCTCTCTCCT